TTTGATGTGGCAGCTAGTGTTGTTGGCCCAATTTAAATAGGGAGGATATAATATGGCTATTTCAAGAGCTAGTATTGCCAAAGAACTCCTTCCTGGTCTTAATGCCGTATTCGGTCTTGAGTACGGGGAGGTTAATAATGAACTAGAGCCACTTTATGAGAGCGAAAATTCTGATCGTGCTTTTGAAGAGGAAGTAATGTTCACTGGCTTCGGAACTGCACCTGTTAAGGGTGAGGGTTCAGCAGTCAGCTACGATACCGCACAAGAAACTTACGTTTCTCGTTACACCAACGAAACGGTTGCTCTCGCATTTGCAATCACGGAAGAAGCTATGGAAGATAATCTTTATGATACCTTCTCTAAACTTCGTGCTCGTGGTCTTGCTCGTGCAATGGCAAACACTAAGCAGGTAAAGGGTGCTGATGTATTTAATAATGCATTTAGTACTGCCGCTGCTTGGGTTGGTGGAGATGGCGTAGCGTTTATTAGTGCATCACACCCAACGGTTTCAGGGACAACTCAGTCTAATCTAATGGCTGCTTCGGATCTTTCGGAGTCTGCTTTGGAGACTGCCTTGACGAGTATTCAGAAGATCAAGGATGATCGGAATATTCTGATTGGTGCTTCGGCTGAATCACTTCATATCCCGCCTGATCTCTGGGCTACGGCAGATCAAATTCTGCACTCGCCTGGAACGACTACGGCTGGTGGAACTGGTGATGGAACATATGCTCAGAATAGTATTAATGCTGTTCGGCATATGGGTATGGTTCCTGATGGGTTCTTTGTGAATCGTAGGTTTACAAACACTAACGACTACTTCATTAAAACTGATGTACCTAATGGTACAAAAATGTTTAATCGTGTTCCGCTTCAAACGAAGATGGAACCTGATTTTGATACTGGTAATCTCCGCTTCAAGGCTCGTGAGCGTTATAGCTTCGGGTTCTCTGACTGGCGTGGTTACTTCGGTAGTGCAGGTAGCTAATACCAAAAGATATAGGAGAGAGTGTAAAAACTCTCTTCTACTTCTTTACTAGATTGAAGGGACGAATATGGCTACAAATATTAAAACTGCAACAGTTACTGGAAGTGGACAACCTATAGATTATTCTACCTCAACTGTACCAACTACAGCTACAGGTGGAATGGGAGATGTTATTGCAGTAGGTACTCGCCTTATTGGTATTACGGCTGCTGTTACTGGAACTTGTAATATCACAGATACTTTTACTTCTGTCAATACTGAAAAGACTTTGACTCGTATTAAGTTTGCTGGTGATCGTGATACTTATTTTGGTGAGCAGGGTGTAAAATTCTTAGGTAAGATTATGGTATCTGCACCAACTTCTAATTCTGTTGTCATGATTTACTATGGTTAATCATGCCTGACTATGATTACTTGATCACAGATGTAAAAAATACAACAGAGAATGACTCAACAGAATTAGCCACTCAATTACCAAAGATTGTTAATAAGGCAGAAAATAAACTAACTACTGACTTAGATGATCATGGTTTAACTGTATATACATCTATAGCGATCCCGTCAGGACAGGCCGTTGTTACTATTCCTAGTGGTACTCGTATCGTTAGGAATTTCTCCATGACTCAGGATGGGTCACGGAAGAATATGTTATTGCGTACAATGGAGTATGTAAATGACTTCTGGCCTGTAAGTGCCAGTACCAGTGCTCCAATTTATTATGCCTATAGAGGTAATACTGAAATACGAATTGCTCCTACTCCAGTATCTACACATGATGGTGAGATTATGACGGTAGTAAGACCAACTACTCTTACCTCTACAGGAACTACATCCAACTACTTTACAGATTTTTGTTATGATGCCTTATTTACTGCATGTATGGTAGAGGCATCTTTATTTATGAAAGACTCAACAGCTACTCAATTATGGGAAACACAGTATCAGTATCACATTAATGCACTACGTAATCAGGCACGTAGGACTAGACAGGATGATATGGCAGTTAATGCCAGCCCTGCCGGTGGACCTGATACACTGATTAGAGGATCAACCTAATGGCTATTAGTAGAGCTAATATTGCGATGGAAATTAAAAGACCTGGAAGAAAGAAAAAGAAAAAGAAACTTAATATTAAAAAAGCTATAAAGAAACCTGGAGCATTAAGAAAAGAACTGGGGATTAAAAAAGGTGAAAAAATTTCCAAAGCTAAATTAAATGCTGCTGCTAAGTCTAAAGGAAAAAAAGGACAGAGAGCAAGATTTGCTTTACTACTTGACAAAGTAAGAAAAAAGAAAGGGAGAGCATAATGGCTATTAAAAAAGAAGATTCAAAACTACCTGTAGCAAAGCCAACAGGTCAGGGGTTTGGTGCAGCACATACAGGTCCAGCCGTTCATGGTCCTATCTATGCTGTATGTGATGTAGACTATCCACAGGGCGAAAGCTTCCCTATAGATCATAGTAATACTTATAAGAGGGAAGGACAGTAAGATGGTTGCTCCAGCCATTGCAAAATTAGCTGCTCAAGCAGCAAAGGCTGCTTTAAAACTTTTAAAGAAACCATCTATAATGGTGGATGATACTGCTAAGTTTGCAAAGAAATTTGGTGAGAAAAAGGCAGTTGAGCATCTTGGACAAACGAGAGTTAATAAAGCAAAAGCAGCTATAGCTAAGAAAGCTGATAAGAAGAAGGGTAAGAAAAAGAAACCTAAACCTAAAAAGAAATGGACTAAAAAAGATTTAGCTCATATGAGTAAAGAAGAACGTGGAGAATTTAGTAAACTAAGAAAACAACAAGAGCGAGATGCTAAAGGTAGTAGTAGTGGTGGAGGTTCTACAGCGGGTGGAGCAAGAGAACAAACACTAGTACGCCAAGGTAGGAGAGCATCTCCCCATACTGGTGCTGCTGTTCCACGAGGAACTAAGGCACCCAAAGTTAAATATCCTCGTCAAAAACGTAGTGTAGTAGAACATCCTAGTGGTCGTTTAAAATCTAAAGCTCAAACATACTCTGATAGAGAAAAGAGATTTTTAGAACCATATGAACAGATAGAAGAAAAATTAAGTCCAGCACCTCCAGGTACAGCATCACAGATATATGAAGGTATGCGTGGAAAAACTATTGGACAAGATCAAATAGATGATCTTGAAGCTATGATTCGTTCGGGTGAATCTGGTATGAGTATAAAGGGCCGCAAACATGGCGGTAAAATTAAATCTGGCCGTGGAGTAGGTAAAGCTCTTCGTGGTTGGGGTAAAGTAGTATAGGAGATTTCTAATGATTACAAGAGGATTAACTAAAGCAGCTTTAGCTGCTCGTAAAGCTTTAATGAAGAAACATGTAAAACCTTCCAAGTCATCTAAAAAACCCCCTAAATCACATACACAATCTCCTGGTACAGAGATTGAAGGGGCTGGAGATATGTCGATACCTTCACAAGGAATAATGAAAGGGGCCGGTAGACGGGCTGGTAGTGGCTCTCCTCATATGAGTTTAAAAGAAAAAGATAGACTTGTTCGAACTAAGTCAGGACGAGGGGCTGCAAAAAGGGCTGAAGAGTTAAAGAAAAATAAACCGGGAAGTTTACAAGCATTAGGTGCGGAATATGATGGTTTAACAAAATCTGCAAAAAGAGCAGAACAAGCTAAAGGTAAAAAAAGTAAGTTTTGGAAATTAGTTAAACATCGTGGTAAATGGGCTAAAGGAGGCCAAGTTGTGAAAAAATATAAAAAAGGTAAACAAATAGCTTCTGCTGATTGGATGCAGGGTCTTACTAATGAAGAAATTAAACAAATATTAGGAAGTCCTCCAACGGATAAAGAAGGTGTAACACGCCATACAAAACGTAAAAAGAATAAACCACATAAAAAGAAAGTATCTATTAAGACAGCAAAGGCTGGTGGTCAGATGAGCCGTGTAGGTTTATCTCCTGCTGAAGAATCTCGTTCAGGTACAATGTCTGAAGCTAAACGTAAAAAGTATCAACGTGGTGGACCGATACATCACAATACTAGCCGTGAGAATAGACTAGAAGAACTTGGTCGAGTTGATGCAGAGAAAGCCTATACTCCACAAGGTAGACGTAATCTTAAAGATGAAAAGAAACGTATTGTGCGTGGATTGAAAAAGGGTGGACAAGTTACTAATGGTAATGATTTTGTAGCTTTAAATTATGATTCGTAAAGGAGAGAGAAAATGAGTATCGCAGGTAAACTAGGAAAAGTTATAGCTAGAGCATTGACTTCAGGTACGAAAAAATTAAGTAAGGAACAAAAGGCAAAAAGAAAAGCATATTTAGATTCATATTCTCCAAAAGAAAGAGTTAAGAGAAATGAATATAAAAAGAAACATGGTATGTTTCCTGAAGATGATCCCAGAAACTATAAACACCAGAAAAGTGCTCAACAAGCTATAAAAAAAATGAACAAAAATAAAAAAAAGAAACTTGATCGTAAACGTAAAGGTCCACATGGTCAGACACCAGTTGTTAGAAAAGCTAAAGGTGGTATGGTTGTAAGTGGTGTTGATTTTGTAGCAGAACAGTATGATTAATGCCCTTCAAGTCTAAGAAACAACAGGACTTCTTAAAAATAAACCATCCTGAGATTTACAGGAAGTGGAAGAAAAAGTACGGTACTAAGATTAAAAAGGTTAAAAAAAGGAAAAGTACTAAGAAGAAGAAATAATGGCAGAGATTAGTGATCAAACTTCTGTGGCTATGCCTATACGTAATCTATTAGCCATTATTGCTAGTGTTGTAATTGGAGCTTGGGCTTACTTTGGAGTAGTAGAAAGATTAAATCAGATTGAAACTAAGACGCAATTAATGGATTCTGATCTTAAAAAGAACAATGAATTTAGAATTAAAACTCCTCAGAGTCCTACGGATAAAGAACAATATATGTTAATTGAACATATATCAGGACAGGTAGAGAAGATTCAAAAGCAATTAGAATCAATGGCTCATAACAAAGTAAATATAACTAGACTTCAAAAAGACGTAGATAAAACTATGAAGAATATAGAGAGTCTAAAAGATGAACAGAGAAGTTTAAAGTACAATGGGAAATAATAAGAATGGAGTTATTTATTGGATTTATTTTACACTTATATAATAGTGTAACAGGACAATTATTAGAATTTACACCTAGAGATAGCTTATCGGAATGTCTAAAAGTTAAACGAGTAATTGAAAGAAGTGATCCACCGACTACACATCCACGATGGATTTGTAGAAAAGGTAAACTAAAACTAAAGAAAATGGGGGATGGTAAATATTATCCAGTAGAGATTATAAAGGATTAAGATATGATATATGTATTATTACTTTTAGGAATGTGTGGATTGGTAGGTTGTACATCTGAACCCCCTGTAGTTGAAACTCCTGTTATTAAGGAGAAAGTAGAACCTAAAACAGAAAAGTATGCATTTGCAATACTGGTAATAATTTGTAACTCATTGGATTCTATTCTTGATGTAATGGAAGAAGATAAAATTTCTAAGGAGGCAGCTACTGCAAGTGTAAAGAAGTATGCAAAAATGGGATTATGTGGAGTAGTTATACCACCCCAACCTGGAATGCTAGGAAAATTAGTAGCTTCTTATGTAGACTATGATGGAACTCCTTCTCAAATATGGAAACTCAAAGGTATAGATTTATGGACAATTGTTGCAGTAGAATATATAGAATTTAAATCTAATAAAAAACCTAAAGAAACACAGTCTATTGGTCACACTATTTAATATAAAGGAATAACATGGCACTCTCAGGAACATATGCATTTGATTTAGATATTGATGCCGTTATTCAAGAAGCCACTGAAATGATTGGTGGAGGAGAAGTTCTTGGTCACGAACCTGCTTCGGCACGTAGGTCATTAAATTTATTACTAGCTGACTGGCAAAACCAGGGGATACTCTTATGGTCTACTGATGTTAGTTCTATTACAGTAACAACTAGTACTACAACCTATGACTTAAGTAGTGCTACTATTGATGTTATGGAAGCAGTACTTAATAGAGATAATACGGATCTTCAGATGACACGTATATCTTTTGAAGAGTTTCTAAAGATACCAACTAAAGGTCAGACAGGTAGACCATCACAGTATACGGTAAAGCGTAATCAGGCTTACCCTACAATGTATGTATGGCCTCTGCCTGAAAATTCTACGGATGTAATTAAAGTAGAACGTATAGGGTTCTTGCAGGATATAAATAAGTCTGCTAGTCAGAATGCAGATATTCCTAGACGGTTCCTACCCTGTTTAACTACAGGACTAGCTTACTATATGTCTATGAAACGGCCAGGAGTAGAAGCTACTAGAATAGCTATGTTAAAAACTGTATATGGTGAACAGTTTAAAAATGCAATGGAAGAGGATAAGGAAAGAGCTAGTATTTATTTCTTACCTAAGATAGGATATGTATAATGGCAAATAATAAAAATTCAGTAGCTATTTGCGATACCTGTGGTTTTAGATATCCACACAGAGTAATGCGTATGAATAGTTATGGTATGTTAGTCTGTCCTACGGATTGGGATGGAGCATTTAACTTAGTCAATAGCCCTCAAAATAAATCTCCTGATGTAAGAGATGATGAAAATATTCGTAATCCCCGGCCAGATGTAAATTTAGTTGCTAAAACAGCTTGGGATACTAATACTAATCAGTGGGAATCTGAAGACAGATATTGGAATATAGTATGAGTACAACATTAACAGGTAAACAAATAGCAAATACATATAACCAGTTATTAAAGGTTAATGTTTCAACAAATACAGGTATAGATGGTACTCTACAAACTATTCAGTCTGGGGATGCAACTAATAGTGCTTTACAATTATCCCAAAGTAAAGTTAATATTGATGGAACACTAGCATTAAATGGAGTTAATATTACTGCTACTGCTTCTACTATAAATGCATTTACCACTCTTACTGATCTTACGGGATTAGTAGCTATGAGTGGTGGAACTGCTTATGGTAGAACACTAACGGCTGGAGATGGAGTAGTAATTACTAATGCTGATGGAACGTCTGGTAATCCTACTATTGCAGTAAGTTTAACAGGTATTCATGTATCTACTTCTTCTGGATATTTTAGTGGTGATGTTACTGTAGCAGGTTCTATCTGGGCTGCTGGTGGAGTATTCTCTGGTACTGTAAGTGCAGCCACTTTTGATGGTGCTCTCATAGGTGATGTTACTGGGGATATTGATGGAGCTAATGGATCATTTAGTACAAAGGTAAGTTCTACTGATTTTGTAGCAGCAACAGGTAGCTTTACAACGAAAGTATCTGGAGTAGCAGCAGAGTTTAGTGGGAATGTTTCTGTAGGTGCATCTATCTATGCGGCTGGTGGAGTATTTTCTGGAACTGTAAGTGCGGCTTACTTTACTGGTGATGGTTCTAATCTAACTAATGTTCCATCAGCAGAGGGTGGAACTATGAAGACCCTAGTTAGTGGTACGGGAATGGCTTTAACTGTGGGAGGAGTAGCCGCAACCTCAATTCATGTTAGTGGTGTTATTGGACTAGCTGCTAATCAGACATTTGGTACAGTATCTCTAGGAAATGTTGCTGTTACTACTGGATTATCTGTTCCCGCTGGTAGTGCTGCTACTTTTGGAGTACCTGTATCTGGTACATCAGCCGTATTTTCAGGTGATGTATCGGCAGCTAATGTATATGCTGCTACACAGATATATGTAGGTGGGGTAGCTGTACCTGATGCGGCTGCTATAACTTCTATTAATAATGTTACAACTTCTATTAATACTGTAGTAGCTAATGTTTCTGCACTTACTTCTGTAAATTTAGCTGCAATAACATCTATCAATACTGTAGTAGCTAATGTCTCAAGTGCTTTAGCAACTAGTATAGGTAATAGCAATACTAATATAACAACTAATACAAATGCTATTACATCTATTAATACTGTTGTAGCTAATGTATCAGCACTAACTACCACTAATGCAGCCGCTATAACATCTATTAATACAGTTATAGCTAATACTTCTTCTGCTTTAGCTACGAGTATAGGTAATAGCAATACCAATATTACCACTAATACTAATGCTATAACATCTATTAATACTGTAGTAGCTAATGTATCATCCGCTCTTGCAACTAGTATTGGAAATAGTAATAGTGCAATAACATCTATTAATACTGTTATTGGAACTGTATCAGGAGCTTTAGCTACTAGTATTGGAAATAGTAATACGAATATAACAACTAATATTAATGCTATAACTTCTATTAACACTGTTATTGGAACTGTTTCTGGTGCTCTGGCTACGAGTATTGCAAATCACTTACCTTTGGCAGGAGGTACATTAAGTGGTGTAGTATCAGGTACGGATATTTATGTAAGTGCTATGGCTATTGGAGTTAATACTTTACTTGGTAAGAACCTTCATATTGAGACAGCAGCCGTAGCAGATATAGTAAGTTTAACTGATGCAGG